AGAGAGTCCGGGAATAGAATTAAATTTGTAACTTGATACTAATGCTCAGTCTAGTGATTATTCCGATTGCGTTTTTCACGATCACCTCCATTTATTGGATTTGCGTATGTACAAACGCACGTGATGATGTTGATACAAGGAAATGTACTCTCATTCCGGGGTAATTAAAGAATTGGAATGTGTCTTTAATATGTATGGCCAAGAAATTGAACTTTCGAGACTCCAGAAAATGACTAATGAAGAAGCTACTCGTGTAGTAGAAGACAAAAAAATTAAATTAATCACCAAGTACTCAGGAACTGGTTATTGGAATGTTTCTAAAAGCAATAAAAAGTTTCGTGTTCTAAAAATCCCACAATATGGAATACCAAAAAGTGTGAACGCGTTTCGGTCTCCTATAGCGGTTGCGATCTATATATCTCAAAAAGTGGGAGATCCGATGGTGTGTCGTGCGATTTCTCAAAGTTTTTCCGAAGATTCTGAATCTCAAATACTCACAAACCTACGTATACCGGCTGGTATCACAAATCAAACCATTTGTGAAAGTAAATGGCGTGATAAAAGTAAGGTGCTATTCAGTGGTGCCAAATCTCGTACAAAAAAACGAAACATTCTTGGACGGGATCATGCTGAAGTTGAATGGAGTTTAGATGAAGCTCGAAAATTTATGGCGTACGAACTTGAAAAATTAAGATTTGGATGTAACTATAGTGATTTAAAACTCACCCCTGAAAACGTAAGTATTGAACGACTCGATGAAAGTAAGGGTTATAGTTCCGCTAACTGCGTATTGATAGATATACACTTTCAAACTGGTTACCGTCAATGGTCGCGTGAAAAGGTTCAAAGTGTGCATTACTTGCGAAAGAAGGAAGTTGACATGGATTTTGGTCCAAAATTTTTCAAAAGGTTAGAAAAGATGGTTAATAGTTGTATCTCCGCTACTAAGAGAAGAAACGAAAAAGGAAGAAAACATTCACCCAGTGAAGTCACTGTAGAAAAACTTATACATGAGTATGTAAAGCAATATGGACGTTGTAAATTATTGGCGGTTCCTTTGATGTCAGTAGGTGACTGGCAGATGTCTGTTGAAAGATTAGATGAAAGTAAAGGTTACATCGACGGTAATTGGGTTCTCGTAGTGTTGGAAACACAAAATGGACATGCACAATGGACAAAAGAATTTGTGGAAAGTCTGCGGGGGCCTTATTCTCATCCCAACTCTCGATTACCTGTGAGTGAAGAGGAACTGATCGATAAGTATGACTCGTTTAAAAAACGAAATGGTCATGCGATTTCTATACGAAATCAAGTCTTATGGACTGAAGAAGAACTAAATGTTGTGAAAGAAGTATACAAGAAGTATTGTAACGAACGCTTCTTAAAAAATGGGATATGGAAAGATATTTTACCTAATCGTACTGCAAAGGCTTGCCAAGAAAAATATCGACTATTAAAAAACCCTACCTCAAGTCAGCATCCGCCGTGTAGTACGTCTTCCCCTTAGTGGCGAAGCTGTGCACCCTAGCATACCCCCACGCTTGTGGAGAAGCACCCGGACGATGCCCGGTTCTCCACGCAGCGAGTCCCCTATTGTAGATGGTCTTCACAGTCTTTAGAGGAATCTTAGTAGCCTTAGCAATTTCGGGTAGGGACCTAACCTCTGGTCCGTACATCTTCCTAAATTTCTGGGTGTAGGAGGAGGTTTTAGTCTTTTGTCCTTCGTCTGTTTTGAATCCCCTGTAGTCCTTCTTGAGCATCTTTTTATACCGTGTCTCAACCCCCGTGAGAGTATCGATTCCCCTGAAATATTTGAGGGGTGCATAGATCTTACCCTGAGTTTTACGCAGTTGCCCAACCTTCTTGGTAATTTCAGCATCGGTGAGAGGCATCTTACTTCTCACTGAGATATTTTACTGCCACCGCGATACTTGAATATACACATCTACCAAACCTGACCTCCCCCGTCTTAGGATTGTAGTACCCCTTCATACCATTCAAAACTGCTCTGTGTATATCACCCATATAAAAAATACAATATTATAATAACAAGGTGAGATGGGACTCTCAATTATTATGGGGAATATGTTTTCTGGTAAAACATCAGAACTCATTCGACGACTTAAGCGTTTAAAAGTTATCGGAAAAGATGTGATGATTATAAATTCTGCAAAAGATACCAGGTCCCCCGAGGAAATTCTCAAAACGCATGATAATGTAAAGTTTGATTGTCATAAAGTGTTTGATCCTTTTGAAATTATTAATACAGATGAATTTGATAAGGCTGGTATAATTGCTATTGATGAAGCGCAGTTCTTCCCTAGACTTAAAAAATTTGTTGAATGTTGTCTAGATGTGGGTAAGTCTGTCATATTGGCTGGTCTCGATGCTGATTCTTTTCAGCATAAGTTTGGTGAACTTATTGACTGCATACCACTCGCATGTGATGTCACTAAACTTTCGGCACTTTGTATGCGCTGTAACGACGGAACTCTAGGACCTTTCACTAAGAGGATTGTAGAAGATCAACGTCTAGAACTCATAGGTGGGAGTGATATGTATGTAGCTGTGTGTCGTAAGCATCTCTAAAACCTTTTTACATCTAGGATGAGTACGACCCGCCTATCACTCCCAGTTTTAGTGACTTCATGGTATCTCGCGTGATCGAATAAAAAGTCTTCACCATCACGATGTTGATGTGGACCTCTCTCGGTATAAAGTGTGCAATCACCCCCACCCTTTATAGTAAGATGATATCGTAGTAATAAATTGGTTTCAGCTCTATGAGGTGGGATAGCCATAGGTCCATCCATAACTGCAAACAATGCAGTCTCTTTATGAATTGAGGGAATTAGATCAACGAGTTTTTTCAAGTCAGGGAAGTCCTCAACCTTATAGAAATAGTAGTCATCGTTTTTTTCAAACCAAGGGTCCAAGTCATGGAACATATGTTTCTTGACAGTCTTTGAAACATTTTCAAACTCTTTTCGAATTTTTAGGTGATGCAACTTAATGAGCCATAACCCTGGATAGTCTCGAACTGAATAGTTAGATGCGTAAAGAAATATATCCAGGAGGGCATTCCGAATTCCAATCAGTGGTCGTCGGGGGTTATTGAAATACAGTAGATCTATCGGAGACTTCAGGAAGTCATGAAGGATTAGACCCGCTGAAGCTAACAGGACACTCCACATTATTTTCTCGGTAGATAATAAAAATGCCTGGATACGGTACCGATACCTACGCTGTCACCCCCGCCCCTACTGAGGAAGTCAACACTCTCGAGAAGCGTTTCGTGATGCCCAATCTTCCCGTATTGACCATCGTCCAAATCATGCTCGTTGCGACTATCGCTGGGTATGCCTGGACTTCTCGCAAGATTAATGGTGTCGTCGTGTCTAGCCTTGCGCTGACCGTCGCCCTTCTCCATGTATACGATCACATGTACCGTGTGAAGCGTGGTCCCGAGCGCCTTTTCTTCCTTCCCCAAAAGGAAGCCTATGGGTGCCAGGCGTGCAAGTAAATTATGTTAGTAAAATATAAGTATGCGCGTCAAAATTATCAAGAGCCCTAACTCTAAAAAGAAATTTAGGGCTGTTTTAGAAGACGGCAGGACTGTTGACTTTGGTGCCAGTGGGTATTCAGACTACACCAAACACAAGAATCCTTCACGTATGCGTTCCTATGTACTCCGCCACGGTGGACGAGTACCTAAACGCACCATAGCAGAGAGAGACCCCAAGAAAATTCAGGACATGATGTTGAATGTAGACTACAGCTTCTCAGAGAATTGGGGAATAAGTGGTATCAACGGGGCTGGCTTTTGGTCACGTTGGTATCTCTGGAGTTATCCATCTTTTGAGGGTGTCGAGAAGTTCATGTCTAAGAGGTTTGGAATCACATTCCACAAAATTCCCTAGCGGCTATTTCAACGTAGTTCATTGACGCGCCCAATGGTTCCATCGCTTCAGTTATTATAGTCCCACTTTTTTTCATACCCCCAATAGTTAGTATATCCCCAGGTTGGTTATAAGGAGGAGTAGTTCTAGTAGCTCTAATTTTTTTAGCAGTAGCACAAAATTTTGCAACTCCATCTGGATTGGATTTACGAATGTTCTCCACCTGTAACTTGTTTTCCTTATCAGTTTTCTTACCAGTTCTTCCCTTAGAAAAATCATTTATAAATGGCGCCTGTGTAGTTAACTCCCCAATTCCCGTCATTTTCATGAAGTGTGGTCCAGTCCTAGGAATCAAACCAGCGAAAAAGACGGCTGCTGAAGAGGATGATGAACAACATGAACAAAAACAAAGCATGAGGAGTAGTGTAGCAGGTTTCATACTTATTCTATTTTATAATTATATTTTAATTTTATTTCTTCAAACTTTTTAAAAAATCGAATCATCGTTCCAAGGCGTTCATAGAGTTCCTCACCGAGGTACTGCTCTACGAATTCTTCCGTGATTTCATTATCATTCCGACGCATCTGTATCGCATAGTTCTTTATGACTTCATATGCGTCACCCTCCCATTCTACCAAAACTTTCTTTACCTCTTCAAGATTCATTATTTATTCAGTCCTCTTTTTTTTAAAGCAGTTTTCAGTTCAGCTAAAAGTTTAGCACGAGTATTACCACCAGGTGCGATGGGGCGAGTGGGTCGGGGTGGTGGAGGTGGTGGAGGAGCACTAGTTATGGGAACAACGACGGTTCGACAAATACGAATAACTCTTTGAGCATTCTTGACACTATTCTCAAAGTTCATGGTGATCTTGGCACGAAGTTCCCTGGCTGTAAGTTTTACACGTTTACCCTGAACAGTCTTGGTGACACGAAGACCTAACTTTTTTGCTTTATTTTTGAGATCCCTATATTGCATATACTAATAGCTAAGAAAATCATAAAAGGTTTCAATATCTTCATCCACGATCATATCTACAAATCTATGCTCCTCTAACGAAAACTCGAGTACGTTCAATTTCATATATCTGTACACACGTCGTATTGTGATACCTGAGGTGTCCAAATATATAAATATCGTATACAGTATTTCATCATCCAACACACCCATAGCAATTTTAAACTTACCGATAGACAATTCATATGTTCCATCACCATTATGACTGAGTAGTTGTCTTTTTATAAATTTTTCAGTATCATTTTTAGGTTCTAATCCTATTCGATTTGAATCCAATAATTCACGCACCCCTGGTGCAAGTTTTTTAAGAAATTGACGTTTCTCTGGAGTCATCCCTATTAGATGTTGAGAAAATCTATTATAAAGATAAATTGTAAAAACAGGTTAAGATGAGTGAGGTACATGAACTTAAAATATTGATTCACAAAGTTTTACTTCCAAGAATAAGACAACTCGAAGGTGATGTTTCATCACTAAGAAAACACACATGGCCATATGTACAGGGTAAACGGGAGAAACATCAACTTGACGGCATCGAGGTGAAGAGAGAGTTCTTAAAACATCTCGATGAGGACACAATTAAGGAACTTTTACTTGAAAAGGCAAAAATTTCATCTATGACTGGATTTCACAGGAGAGAATATGCTATGGTAAATAATTTTTGTTGACGTAATATAAATGGGACTTGTGTTTTCTTTGCCAGGTCTCAGTCTCTTAAAAGGAGATGATAAACCTATGGATCCTAAATACCTTATTGCGAACATAGTGAGTATACTGTGCTCCATGTTGGTAGTGTATGGTGTTATAAAGATGCCTTTCAAAACACCACCAATGCTCGCGATAGCGTGTTGCAGTTCTTCATGTTGCAGTTCTACAACCGCTAATGTGGTAAAAGACCTAAAAAAGCGTATTTAAAAAAAATCATCTGTGCGGTACATCTTTATCGCGAATGAACCAGTTTTACCAGTAACGGTCACTGTTTCATTTCCATAAAGTTCCTGGCACCCAATGTCTTCCATACATTCACGCGAATTATGACTCACGGAAATTGGATACAGGTTCTCACCACCCGTAGTTGTATAGTAGTGGTAGCGATCACGTCTTCCCCGAACTTCCTTACCATAGAGGGGGAGTGTCTCACCTGAACCCACTAAAATACCCATCTGTTGCATTTGACCAGGTTTATACTTCTTGATAGGGGGTCCCCTAAACTCGGGTTCATGACGAACTTCCTGGGACCGCCTTGGTCTAGGAGGTACCATCATCGTAGGAACCTTTACTGGGACTTTAACAACTCGAGGATTTTGTATGAGATACACGATGAATACTACCAATGCGATTAGTACGACCCCCATGAGCTGAGTCTTTTGTTTGTTCTTCATATACTATAATTAAAGAAGATTATTCACATAAAGACATGAAGATTTTGGCGATAGATATTGGCTATCACAATATGGGTCTTGTACTTGCTGAAGCTGGGAATGGTCCAAAAATCGAGGTTGAATATATGAAGAAGGTAAGTCTCGAGGAGTATAAATACATTTATTCGAATGACTTTGTAGACCTCATTCCTTTATTTGTTGAAGATCATCAAAGTATTTTTGATTCAGCTGACAAAATACTGATAGAGAGACAACCACCCATGGGTTTCACTAATATTGAAATTCTTTTACATTACATGTTCAAAGATAAGGTAACTTTAGTTTCACCTGTGAGCATGCATGTTCATTTTGGTATGAGACATCTGGATTATGACCAGAGAAAGGAGAGAACCGTCACCATAGCGGAAAAATATTTTGATGGGGATATTCCTTATGATAGGAAACATGACATCGCCGATGCGTTATGTATGATTGTGTATTACAACTTTAGAAATACAGTTCACTTCTTTGACAAGTTCAAGTTTATTGGTGATTCACCAATAAATTATATATAGGTATAATAAATGCCCACCACGAAACAGGTTCAGAACGCTAAGAAAAAATTAAGGGTCATACCCAAACCAAAGGGGAATACCCCAAAGCTTCCAAGCAGGCTCACCTATATACTCATAGGTGTTGACCCCAAGATACAAAGAGACAAGAACTTCCTCAAGGCTGTTCAGGAGTACGCGAAACTTCGTCGTTGAGAGTGGTGAGTGCATTTGAAACACATTCAAACATATCAAATATTTCATTCACATTCCTCCTTTCAAGTGCCTTTTTGAGTTTATCGATGTTATACTCAACTGATTTCTTCTCCTTATTTAATTGTGTTTCAAGTTTTTCGATTTTTTTATCGATAAACTTGGTCGTGTTCTCGATATTGACATCAATATTCTGGATTTCATTTTCATATAATGTTCGTTGCCTCTCGAGAATCTCTCTCTTTACATCCGATCCACATCGGTCAATTTGATTGTCGAGACGTTCAAGCTTTACTTGGAGTTCTTCTAAATTTGTTACATATGTTGTCTGATACAACTTCTTCGCATTCTTTAGACTGATGATTTCCTTACACAGTTTAGTATCCATACTATATTTTCATCTTGGTGTGAAGCTTTAAATTATTTAAATCTTCGACAAATCCTTTAAAATGCCCTAAACGATATTGTACGAATGCCCAAAGTGCGAAAAAGAGGGTCTTTGTCATTTTATTGACTTCAGTGTCTTCCATTTTATATATAGGTCCAACGAGACGTCCCATGAATGTTTCTTCTTTATGTTTACCTGTCACTAACATCTCAGCCTGTGTCAATGCACATGTATCATCATTCACTGACCAGTGGTAGAAGATGAATGGTATGAGCATCGAATAAAATTCTAAATTTTTTTGATTATTCATGAATGGAACTATCAGAATACCAAACAAGAAAATGAGATGAATTAGGAATATTATATTCATCTACTATAAGATGACCGAAGATAATATTATGGCAGAAATGTGGAATGAGTACCACGAGAATGTACTTCGCCAGTGGGGTGAGGCGTCTGCATGTTATCGGTATATGCACCACCGAGCTTTTCTCACGTATAAAAAACTGAGTCTGCGTTTCAGTTTACCTGTAATTGTTCTTTCGACAATCACAGGCACGGCAAACTTTGCACAAAGTTCGTTTCCAGAAAGTATACAGGGTGGAGTACCCGCAGTTATTGGTGGTATGAACCTCATAGCTGGTCTCATCGCAACAATCATGCAATTCCTGAAAATCAATGAACTCATGGAGAACCACAGGACGAGTGCTTTGGGTCACGGTGGGCTTTCTAGGAATATTCGCCTCCAGTTGGCTCTCCCCCGTGACGAGCGTAGTAAGGAGGGTCTCATTTTTGTGAACGAATGTAAAGGTATATACGAAAGTCTGCTGGAACAGTCCCCCCCAATCCCCAAAGAAATATTGAAAACATTTGAGAAAGACTATCCAATAGAAGGTGTATTTACAAGACCTGAGATATTGAATGTGCGTCCTATTCCACTCTTAAAATTACCAAAAACTATAGAACCTATCCGAGCTATAACAAAAAATACTCCATTCGAGAAAGTTGGTGAGTACTTGGCACCTCCTATTGAGGAGGAAGAGGAAGAGGAAGAGGAAGAAGAGGAAGAAGAGACAGACGTCGAGCAAGGTACACCAACAGAATAAACATGACCACATTGGTCAGAATTCCACATGCAACGTATGGTAAAATTTTCCTTTTTAAAGGTTCTACGATACGTTTATGTAGTGCGTCATTCTCGAGCACCAAATCTATGGCCTGATTAGTAAGATCATCAATGGATTCTTTCATTAAAGTAGTGGGGCAAAAAAAAGATCCCATTGTAACGACAATTCATACGAAACAAATTGAACTTATTCGTAAGTACATCAGTGAAAGGAAGAATGTGTTCATTTGTGGTGCACCTGGTGTAGGTAAAACATATGTACTTCGGGCAGTATTACAGGGACTGAATCATGTAGAACTTCAGAGTGAACATCTTAAAAGTAAATCTCTATTTCTACCATTTATAAAACCCTCAACCAAGCATGTATTTATTGAGGATTACGACCCGGTGTTTAAACCTATAATTGAACAGGTGTCAGATGGTAATCGTTTATCCCGTGGTTCTCTACTTGTCACAAGCACTAATATGTGTATGTATCCAAAATTTGAGACAGTGTTTATTCCCCGACACAAACCAGAAGTTCTAATGACACTGACAGATGAATCAGGTCATAAAGTACAGGATGCAGCCATCCGATCTCAAGGGAATATTCGTAACTTTTTCACCTATCTTGAGGGATATGATGAGATGGATGATTTCAAAAGTCCTAAAGAGTTTATCGCTGAAATTTTGACGGATCCTTCTCCAATTCAGATATATGATAGTATTTCTGAACATGGACACATATGGGACATTTTCCAAGAAAATTACTTAGACTCTACTGGTATAGACTTTGTACGTGCGTCGCGATCCTTTTCGGATGCAGACTTCTACGATAACCATATTTATGCACATGGAGAATGGAACCTCATGCCATACTTCGTGATACATGCCCTCACGATCCCAAAGACTGCACTTGGGGAACCCCTCGAAAAAGAGAAGATTAGACCAGGGAGTTGTTGGACAAAGTTTGGAAACTATAAGATGCGTAAACAAAAGTTTGAAGAAATCAAGAAGAAATCGAGGATGGGGTTAGGTATAGAGGAATTGTGCCTATTAAAGAAATATGCAGAAAAAGGAGACTTAGATCCTATGATAAGCTATAAAATTACACCCCAAGATTTTGATGTTATCAATCACCTTGCCGTCGGAAGTGGCTTAAAATCGAGAGATGTAACTAGAGTAAAGAAGGCACTCAAGAATGCCTACGACAGATGAAGAAAAAGAGATTGAGATCAACGACAGTGTCAAGACTATCGGAAATGAAATTCTCTTTTATGGTGACATAGATCGTGAAAATGCCTTAGAATTTGTTTTACAGTTCAAGAAACTTGAAATTGATATGTTGAAAAAGAAGGCGGAACTTGTTGGGTACGAACCACAAATTCGTATATCCATCATGAGTGATGGTGGTGACATATTCTCTGGTCTAAACATGATGAATGTACTAGAACGCTCTAGGGTCAAGGTCGTCACCATCGCCCAAGGTTCCTGTTGTAGTGCAGCTACCTTTGTATTCCTGGGTGGTTCAGAGCGTCGCATAGGGAAGAATGCATACCTTCTGATTCACCAACTTACTACCGAGTTTTGGGGTAATTTCCAAGATCTTCGCAATGAGATGAAGACATCTGCAAAGTTTATGAAGATGCTCAAGAATATGTATATGTCAAAGACTGAAATTCCTGAGAGGAAGTTCAAACGACTGATGAAGAAGGACATCTATCTATCCCCAGATAAGTGTATCAAATATAAGATTGCCCACGTCGTTGACTGATCGTTGTCGATCGCTTGTACATCATCAAAAAACATACAACAATTAAAATAACACAAAAAGTATTTAGATTCATAGACACTGTTGCACTCTCTGGCATTTTAAGTCGCTCCATTCTACCATAATTTACAACGGGTAATGAGGACATCTATTTAAAGTTGAGAAATTAATTATTGAGTTATATAAATCTTTTGATGGACATAATTACAGAAACGAAGCGTATCACACCCGCAAGTAACTCCGTTTCTACCATCATGTTACATATATTATGGATATGATCATATGATAGTATTGGATTGTTCAAAATATCGATAATATATGGAGAAACACGTGCTGATATAGACTTGTTACCATGTTTCCTCCCTATATATAAAAACCTCTTACCCACGATGGATGTCATTTTCATCACCGATGAAATCGCCAGACCCATATATACTTCATTGATATATTATTCTTTATACTGTAGTGATTAGAGATTATGAAATATATTTGTAATAAATAAATGAACAGGATTGCAATCGATATCGATGAAGTTCTTGTTCCATTTCTCAATCCCATGGCTCGGTATCACAAACAGAAGTCTGGTATTCAGAAAACCGATAAATCTAAATACAGTTACGTCTATCGGGATATTTTTAATGTCACAGAAGAAGAATCTCAAAAAATGGTTCAAGAATTTTACAAATCTGGACACTTTCAAGTTCTTAAACCGATAAGGGGGTCCCAAAGGGCGATGCGGTCAATCCGTAACAATGCCGAAAAGATGTACATTGTCACGGGTCGTCAGGATGTTGTGAGGAAGGATACGGAGTTATGGATTAACTATTTCTTCCCAGGAATCTTCGATGATATCATTCTCACAAATAGTTACACCCCAAATGAAGTCAAGAAAGTTGATATTTGCCGAGCCTTAAACATCGGTCTACTCATCGACGATAATAAAGCCATATGCGACGAATGTATAGAATCTGGTATGATCGCCCTAAACTTCATAGGTACCCATGAGGAGGATGTGTACCCGTGGTGTGAAGAGAGTGAAATAGGTATCCAGGGTTGGAGTGGGATTTAACCCTTAAAGTAATCATACGCTGCAGCACCTGTCAAAATGGTACCAGAACCCTTTACCTTTTTTGTTATAAAGTACAATAGAAATGAAATCATCACGAGCACACATGCAAATGATATGAGACCAACCCCAAATAGTTTCGGGGGACCTTGACTAAAACTAGTGTCAGTGGGGTTCTCGGGATTATAAAAAATTTTAATAGTATTTCCGATTTTAGGTTCTATAAGATATTCTTCTTTCTTTTTAGAGCCTGAATATTCTTTGTCGTTGACTGTATATTTAAAATTAATTCTGCAACTATATTTGGTAATATCATTGATTATAATTGGTAAACACTTGTTATCATACCCAGACCACTTATCCGTTATCACACCATCGACTTGTTTACTATACTTCTCTTTTCGTACCATAAGAAAACCACCTGAAGAACAACATGATAACGCAACTACGACTGCGAACAGGAGTCGAACAAAAGCAATCGTCTGACCAATTTTATTGCCAGTGTTGATAACACCCATATACTATAAAAGTACGAATTTAATTTATAGATTCCTAATAGTACCGGTATTTGCTTTCATAAAAATAACTTCATCACACTGGCCACCTTTCATCACCATCTTCACCTCTCCACACATAGTTCCAGGTTGCTTGAAACGATCACACGCAACCTGGGTTCTAGTTGTTATATCCATGTTCTGACTATAGCCAATAAATGTCCGATCAACGATACCATCTTTATCCAAAGCCTCAACCGTAGCTTTCCAACAATAACTCCCAAATTCCCACTGTTTCGTGTCACTCACAGGTGGGGGTGGAGTATCTAGAGCGGATGATGCAAAACGACCCCTAAATCTCCGATTGAGAGATACAACGGGTGTAATCAATAAATTAGCAATAGTTGTCATTACTATTGATAAGAATTGTGTTTTTAAGTTACTTTTTGGTACTTAGCGATCTGAAAATACTCTTCTTCCATCCAGCTGCTTCGAGTTGTTCTTTTGATGTAGATTTAAGATCTTTTAATTTGAAAACACCCGTTGTAGATAACTCTTGCCATTCATGTAATGATATCGTTGAATCTCGTAATTCTGGTGGTGTTTTCTCACGTTGTTCTAAAATCCTTTCGTCTAGGTTTTCATCAGCTGCTCTCATGAGGTAATACGCCATCGCAGTAATTTCTTTTTCGTTGAAGTGGTCATCAACGCCATCATCTAAATAACTTTTAGCGAAAGACTCTTTGATGAGAGTTTTCAATTCATCAAAATCTAAATCACCCGAACCACCAGTGTCCGCGTCTTTGAAACTTTTTGTGGCAACACACGCTTGGGTAGCGTATCGTGCAGCTTCTCGTTGTACATCGAACATCTCTAACATGGCACCCCTATATAATTCAGACTTTTTACCTAGACCAAATTTAGCAATGAAGCCAACAAGTGTAGTCGCAAGTCCTAATAGAACAATACCAGATGTAAATTGCATGAGAATGAAAAGGTAATCTATTTCCCCAATTAAACCAGTTTGTTGTATATCAAATAATATACCATACCTGTAAAAATCGTAATACATACCATTTGGTTGTCCACTTGTCAAATTAATTGGGTTGTTTATGTCAAATGCTGCACCACCACCGACTTGGCTATACAATATTTCATCACCTTTTGAGAACCAACCAATTTTGGGGGATACTGTCACGACAGCGTACACATCTTCACCCCCCATATCTGTATGTAATACTCGGTCAAGGTGGAAGTTATGATACTTGACCTCTATATTCAAACGCAACCCACTGGTTCTCACGTATGGATACTTTTCGATGTCTTCTCCAACACCATTGAAACCTGTAGTATCTAAACCATCTACATTCTGTTCATTGAACGGTTTGTCGAGTTCAATTCCTGTAATGTTTAGCCACTCAGACACTTTCAGACGAATCGCAGAACCCCTTTCAAATGTGTATATGTTTTCATCAAACCCCTCTCTCCTAACATATGTGATTGGTTTTGCTCCAGATTCTATACGAGAATCGAAATAATGATTGAATGCGAAATAACTTTCTTCTATACCAGGTGCTAAAAAGTTTGTAGACTTTGAATGTTCACATCGTCCCATGACCTCTGTCGCTTCCCCGAGACCAATCGAGTCGGAGATACATCCAATAGCTGGTTTATCATATCTTTGTTTTATTGTTTCGGATATATGTGTTGTAAAAAACATAACATTACCCGAGGGTAGCTTTGAGATTAACTCAGCTCCGGTATAGAACGCACATATTGGCGCGCTATAGTACCAATCATCGGAGTATTTAAACTGGTAATTTGAGAGAGTATCACAGAAAGATGCACCACCTTGGTATATCGCAGCTTGGGTAGACGTATACTCGGTCGAGGCCAAACCCCAAGCACTCGCAACCCCTGTGGGAACTTCGGTAACGATGTACGTCTTTCCCGCAAATAATGAATAAATAACCCAAATCACAATACCAATACTGAAAAAAGAATGTAATGCAGCCAATTTCCCATCACGTATAACGACAGCCTTATTGGCGGTAAACGTTGAATTGAAGATGTTACTGCGTATCCATCTCCCTATTGGATTTACCTGACCTGGTGTATAAGTCATATATTAAGTTAGGTTATTTTTACAAAGTGGAAAACACATTGTAAAAGTAAAAAACTTTCCCAACCGGGTTCGAACCGATGACCTTGCGATTAACAGTCGCACGCTCTACCAACTGAGCTATGGGAAAAAAAGGGACATTTGTACTATCAATATACGGTACGCGTCTCCTCTCTACCTGAATCGAACAGGTGACAAATGGAACTACAGTCCATTGCTCTACCAACTGAGCTAAGAGAGGGAGAAGCTCCCACCAAGACTTGAACTTGGGGTGGTGGATTCAAAGTCCACAGTGTTATCCAACTACACCATAAGAGCTGGAGTGGCTCCTTCCTCCCCCACTATATCTATATTATGAGTCTTTCCTTTAACCCCGTTTATGAGCTTCATACTCACGAGAGAAACAGAGAACAAACCAGCGGAGGTATTGGCAACAATCATAGGCACTACGTTGAAATAGATTGAATACACCAACCCCAACGAACTTGCCAAAACATTGAGACCTAAGAATGTATAGTTGATCGCATCAGTATCTTTAGTTCTATACACGTGAACAATTTGGGGGACAAACATGACCGCGATGAGTATAGAACTTACCAATCCGATGTTATCGATGATGGCATCCATTTACATAATACTATTTTCTAAGGTTTAAGTAGGTATGATAGCGTTCATCATTTTGATCCTTTTATGTATTTGGGTGTTGATTAGAATTGATCAGGGAAAAAATACCAGTACATACGATTACAAGTGTTTTTTACTCACCATGAAAAATCAAAAGGAGAGGCAAGAGCGTTTTTTTAAGAGTCACAAAGAACAAATTCCCTTGGAAGTTATCATTGGACCTGATACACGTATTGTAAAAGTTGCTCGAGAGTATGAAGATCAAATAGAAGAGGAGCACTTTGAAAAAGCTCTAGAGATGCATTACAATCCTATAGTGAAAAGACCCGACATCACACATTTCAATATGGGTGCAATCGGATGTTTCTTCGGACACATGGAATTTTACCAGAGATGTTTCGACCAGGGTCTAAAGTATGCAGTTATTTTCGAAGATAATGTCATCATAAAATCAGATCAAATCTATGATCAAATACAATCTGTGATCGATGAGAAAGGGGATGACTTTGAGATGTGTTTCTTCCACTGTCTCTCAAGACTTCCTGATAAAAAGGAGGGAACTTTGGAGAAGGTTAAGTGGATCTCGAGTACGAAGTGTTACCTCATCAATGTTGAGAATATGAAAGAATATAAACGATACTTCTTACCTATGGATAACCATATTGATATGAAACATGAGGACCTGATAGCGAAGGGTGCTCGGATCTATTACAAAGATTTACGAGAGTCTATGTTTATCGATAGAACGCATAGAAGTTTGATCGGACACAGTGATCACGGAAACAAGAAGTTCTTTTCTAGGCAGTATCCGAATGCAACACCAGATGACTTGAAGTGGGGGTACTAATTCCATGGAATATCTTGAGGTCTGTAACGACATGAAACTTTTAGAAAATCTACAAAGTATTCAAGATCTTCCGGTGTATCGATGACATTCAATATATCCCCAACATATGCGTTATAGGCTTGATGTTTTCCTGTGTGTACCAATCTTTCTTCTCTGAGATGAAGTACACATTTTCCATGACGTGTCGGTAAAACGACGAGGTTAGAACTCGCGTGTATATCATACTCAAATTTCTGAACCGTTGGGTGTTTTGCATACTGTTTAGGTATGATATGATGATCTTCAACCAAACCCTTATTATGGAGACCCCATCGGATTTTAAATGTCTTCCGTGCGGCCGATCCGTACCGCATCCCCTATTTATATGTACAATCATTTTTAGAATTGGGATACAATTCTAAAAATGCTCTAAGCGGGTCTCGATCCCGCGACTTTGACGTTATAAGCATCACACTCTAACCAACTGAGTTACTAGAGCACTGCATACAGACTGATTACCAGTCTTATCGTATAACGGTGAGACATATTATTTACTTGTTAAATCTTTAAGCGGTCTTAGCGCGTGTGTTGGGAACCATTGAACCGAGAATGGAGACAAGCTCACCGATGAGAATACCCTGCTGCGCCATGACTAACACCTTAGCCCGATCGCTCTTAGGTCCGAAGTCACCATAACCCACCGTACTCATGGTGGTGAACGCAAAATAATATGGGTCGACTGGGCTTTCGAAGCCGAACTCCTTGGGATCCATACGACTGTAAAGAAGTCCGAAGG